GTTCAGGTCGGTTCGCTAATTCGACCCCGTGGGTAATACCCACTGCTATATGTCACCACATAGTTCAGACTATATCTTCAACTACTAGAGTTGTGCTGCGCTTCCACCCGCTTGGGTGTACTCCCGATATGGGATAGTCGTTACGCCCGATTTAACTTGGCTCGGTATTGTCTATTTAAGAGTTCCACCGAATTCACAGCATTAAAATAACATGTCGCCATGTTACCACGCAAGTTTACGTCTTAACTGCAAGTTGGGTAACGTTGTTTCGATCAGCGATACCTTTTTGTTTCCTGTATGCAGACAAAAGTTCTGCATCACTCATTACGCCATAGTCAATCTTAGACATCAATTCCTCTCTTCTTAAGTTCAGCTTGAATCAGCTGCATTTCATTTTTTGCTGTCAGCATTCCGTTCTTTGCAGTTTTCCTTCTATTGAATACGATCTCTGTCAGTTCAGCCAAAATGCCAACCGAATCCTTACTATACGTAGAACCGTTCGCAGCATAACACAAACTCGTATCAGTTCTATCAACACCAGATTCTTCAAGCAGTTTCTCTATAGTTAGATCAGTTGGGCGTTTCAGCGTCTCAGGCGACATGTTCAATGCCATAATGATACTAGGGTACAGACTAGCTGCGTCAAACGTGACTACCCATTTGTACATACCTTGATCTGGTTGTGACACATATCCACCAACGATAGAATCGTCTGACCCGTTCGATCGTTTCTTCAATTCAATAAACAAGTTCCGTGAAAGCAATGTATGTTTAATGTAATTCTCCCAAAGTTTGATTGGAGAAAACACATCATCAAAATTGACTTTACACATGTAAGCCAGACTAACGGCGAGGTAGATGAAACCAAGTTTGTTTTCCAGTTTCTCAACCAATCGAACGTCTTGCTGGTTGTATAAAACAAAATTCTCCCAATCGTGTTTGTACCTATCGCTGAACCGCTTATACTCCGATTCAAGTTTCCGTTCACCGACCTCTATTTGCCCAATGTAGTCAAGTTTGTATTTAGGACGATTGATTAGACGGAACTTCTTATAAAGGTCCAAAAGATCAAGTTGAATTCTGCCAGCAATATCCCAACGCAGTTGTTCACGATCAAGGATTTTGTCTATTTTCTTTTCGACGATGCCGAACGGAGATAGACGATCAAGAGCACGGCTACCAAGAAGTTTCGTAATTCGGCTACCAAGGTATGCAATATCGAAATATGTCGAGTTCCAACCAGAAATGATATCAGGGTCTGTCTCGACGATGTACTCGATAAACTTCTGCAATAGTTGTTCTTCAGAACCACAGTTGATATAGTTTGGTGCAGATGATGGCTGGAAACCAAAAGTGACCATCTTACCCTTCATATCTGAACAAGTAATCAATAATACTTTTTCTGGAGTCCGTTCAGTATCGATTTGGCCATTCTCCGCCGTGGTCTCGATGTCGATTATGCAGACAGAAAGTTGATCGATCGATGCATCAATTTCTTCATTGAACTGACGATGGATAAAGTCATATTCAAAGGCGGAATTACCATGTATTGACAATGAAGAACCATAATCTTTAATGAAGTCCCTTGCAAGTTTGATCGAATCAAATTCTTTTGCATGAAGCATATCACCGTAGATATTTTTGTACTTACCAGGACCTTTTACATAAAGTGTAGGTTTAAGATCACGATCAGAAAATTGAATTCGCGTTCCATCTGGTTTGCGGCCACGGAAATAAAGTTTTCCGAATTTTTGAAAAAATGACGTATAGATCAAAGTTTGTTCCTTCCTGATTCTATTTTAAACCAGGAAAGCCCTATTGTAAAATTAAAAAAGAGACCCGAAGATCTCTTTTTTTTGAAATTTGTTTTCTGTTTAACCGTAACGGACCAAGATGTCTTCCCAGTTAGGTATGCCTGATGCTCGGATGTTTAACCCGCGGACCATATTACGTAGAGACAAATTTCGTTTACCGACCATTTTATGTAACGCACCAATAACTTCCATACGTTCGCTATGCGATAAGGATAATCCGTCGTCCAATGGAACTTTATCAACGACCTTTGACATAAATTCAACAATTTCAAGCTGCGTTGGATCAATGTTGACAACAAATGAACGCGTACGTAGAGCACCGTCTGGGTCTAATTTAGTTAACGGTAAGTTGCTAATGAAAATGACCTTACCAGTGAATTGGAAATACGTCGGTAACATATCTTCGTCATCTTCTGGTTCCTCATCGATGTCAGGATTGTAGAAGTTAGAACCGCCTTTCTTCATCCACACAAGCTTACGAATTTTCTTGGTGTCTGTTGCTGCCTTAATCAGGTTACGACCTTCTTGCTGGTCCAACGCGGAATCACAATCGTCAAAAAGTACAATACCGTCTTTGTTCTTAAACAACGCAGAATAGATACCGATCGGGGACGCAGAACCAGTAATTTTGAAATAACCTTCGCCGTCACGTAAACCTGCTGCGTTCAGGACTTCTTCGGTAGTATGCGTTTTACCCACACCACCCGCGCCTGCTATGAACATGCTGTACGCGGCGCCTTTGATAACCATCTGAAGAACCGACTTCATGTCCTTGATCTGTTCTTCAAATGCTAGCCGTTCACCGTTGGTTTCGATATCTTTCTCAGTTTTAGTCTCAACTCGTGTCTCGGACGACGGACCTTTGGTGACAACAACATGAGAACCACCAGCCGCGGACAACACGCGATCGACGTCGATGGATTTTTTGTCACCACGGAACACAAAAGCAACACCTTGTTTTTCGAAGTTGTTTGGGTAAAGTTGTTTCAATTTGTCGAGGATGCGGTAACCAGGTCCACCAAAAACTTTCGTGATATCAGACACTTTACCGCCATCTGTCAGATGATCAACGAATTTGACAGCTACATCACGAGGGATGTTGACGATGGACTCATTCAAAAAAACAGATTCAACAGCTTCTTCCAATCGACCGCCTGCATTTTCAAATACATAAGAAGGGCCGATCAACGGGTTCTTCATGACGCCAACAACTGCAGGCAATGCACGGACAAGGCTCATGTTCTTGTCGAACGCGATATGAATATCAGCAGCATCGTTTCCATCGTCTTTGACCCAGAGGTCAGCCGAAGTCACGTAAGCAGAAGAACCGCCAACAGCCCAGTTCAATCGAACTGACTTTACTCGATCATAGAAGTAACGGATACCGATGCCATGCTCGATAGAATTCTTGAATTCTTCGCTACCAGGCATTTTAACAGCATTCGGGAATCCGTTCTTCTTCAGATAAGAAAGAATGATCGTAGATGCTTTGTTGACGTCATTTGCAGAAATTGATTCATTCATCACTCCAGCGAATGCTTCAAAAAGATGGTTATCGAGAGACGGATTCATACTTACCCTATAAATGAAACTATTTAATCAAACTTCGGTATCGAAGATCTTTTCATACAGTTCAACGATTGCTTCCTGATCAGCTGCAGCTTCTGACATATTCTGTTTGTGCCATGCTTTTGCGATCTTATTGAGATATGCTTTTGGCAACTCTGTGTCCTTAGAAAGATCGCTGAACAATTCTTTCAGAAAGTCGCGTTCACCTTCAATCCGAGTATAACTCGCAGATGCCTCGTTCATTGCGTCTTTGATCTTTTTGATCATTGCAGGGTCAGAAGGCATAATGAATTCTTTTGTATTGATCACTTGTGTCATAAAGTCTTTAATAATTTCAAAAAAGTGGTTGCTTCTAACTCATTGTTATAATAATGCATCTTGAAGTTGTTTGCGACGATGTCCAGAACAACTAACAATATAGTCCTATGAAATTCATCCGTAGAACAGATAGAAGCTTTAACTAAAAATCTATTGTTGATTAGTTCAACTTGACGTGAACTAATCAACGGTTCCGTTTGTTTTTTCATTTCTGACCATGAATCTTCGTTTTCCATGGTCAATTTAACGATCAACCGATTTTAATGGATGTAGAAGAATGTTCTTTACGTTTGACTTCGCAGTTGATAGTCAGGATACCATCAACGTAAGCAGCGTCACGTACTTCGACACCGTCATCCAACAGGAATTTCCGTTGGAATGCGGCTCCACTGATGCTACGATGAATAACTGATTCGGTTGGAATTTCTTCCAGTTGTTTGGCTTTACCGCTAACTGTAAGCATCCCATCTTCCAGATCGATGGAAAGTTGGTCGCGACTATAGCCAGCAGTTGCTAAACGCAAAGTATAGACATCACCACTACGAGTAAGGTCATAAAGTGGAAACTTCGATTTGACTGTCGAAGTAGAAAAATCCAGGAACTTATCAGCAAAGTTACCAGAAAGGATGTCGTGTGGGAAATTAAAAGTAGTCATTGAGTTTTCTCTCTTTGAATTAACTTGCAACGTGCAAGCGACGATGAAGCTAGACCAACGCGGTCTAGCAAGCATTCATGGTTTCCTGTTCCCAATAGTGTACTTTGGAATCAAGGCCCAATCTTTTTTCTCTCGAAACGGTACGATCTTCAATTCAGAAACAGGGGCGACGAATTCTAGCTGAGCTTTATCCAAAACGGTACAAAGCTTCCATTGTTCCAACAATTTCGCTACAGTGTTGCGGCGGCGGTAGTCGTCTTCCGTGATCGTTGACTGTTTACCATCAAGGATAAACAATTCAAGGAAATGAACGATCCTGTAAGTACCGCGTTTGTGCAACAGGTGACAACTCTGAAAAAGAGTCTTGACTTTTTTCGATGGTACACCGATTCTAGTCAATGTCTCTGCAATAACCAAGAAGTCATCAGGTTTTGCCAAGTCAATCATTACACCAACTTCAGGTTGGTTTTGTTCTTGTTGCATTTAGTTTTCCACCACGAGTTTTGATAA